CTGCGAATTTAGGTTTAAAAATAACAAGAGGCAGTCAGACTCATGGGCTGCGGCTAGGGGTAAACGACAGCCACGCTTTTTTATGGACAGACCAAAGCCAAGACCTTGCTTTTGCGAATAACAACACAGCTAGACTGACTATAAAAGCCAGCACGGGGTACGTCCAAGTGCATGAGCGGTTGGGAGTGGGAACGGCAAGCCCCAGCGCAAAGATCCATGTAGTTGCTAGTTCAAACGATGGAATAAGAATAAACTCCAACAACGCTATTATCGGCCAGAAAACCACTCATGGTTCACATGGCACACAATTACTTTTTTGGAACGGGACAGATGCTTATTTAGGAAGATCAATTTCAGGTCTAGGAAATGGGACGGTCACCAGTTGGAATATTAGGACGGGCGGTGCAGATAAGGTTATAATCAATTCCACGGGCCTTGGTATCGGAGGTATAGCCCCCGGTCATTTTCTGGATGTATATGGGAGCGAAAACGGAACATGGTTAACGGAATTAAAAAACACCCACCCAACTAATGGCTACGGACTGGTAGTCACAGCAGGGGATGATGCAGATGTTAAAGTTGTTGAGTTTCGGAACCTAGCTGAAACGTCAAAATTCATCATGTTCGGCAACGGGAACTGTTCAGTTGGATCAACAGCCTCCGGTTATGGTCGTTTGTTTGTTGATGCCACCAGCAATGCTAACGGAGCCGCAGCATTAGCCGTTAGAGGGCGGAGTACGGACGCTAGTTACATTGCGCTTAACGTGATGAATAGTGGTGAGGTTAGCTTGTTGAGCATTCTGAACAACGGCACTTCAAAATTTACTGGGCTAGTGGGCATCAACAAAACTGTGTCAGGCTACGGCGATACAGAGTTGGAAGTTAACGGCAACGTCAGCGGTAAGCGGTTTCTGTCTGGGGGAGCAATAACCAATGGCACATACGCTTTTGAAGCCTACTCTAGTGTTTTTGAAACAGCTTCAATGAAGCTCACGGAGGGTGGGTCTGGCGAAAATGAAGACCCCGGCGTAGTGCTATCTAAACAGGACGCCGCCAGCACGGGCGATCATGTTGGTGGTGTCTATTTCCAAGGCACTAGCGACTTAAACTACGCAATAATACGAGGCACTTGTGCGGGTAGTTCCAAGGGCCAGCTTAACATTCATATTGCTGGTCAACAGAATACTATAACCAGAACCTCCAACGACACTCCCGTGTTCCAATTGGGTGAGGGTGGTTTGGCTTTAGGGGGAACTCCCAACGATGCCGTTCGGCTTCAAGTCACAGGAACTAATAATACCCCAGCTAATATACTCTCAACTTCCACCTCTTTAAATCTGACTTTAGGAAGCGCAACCCAAACCTATTATACTGACATACTATTAAAGACCAACAGCGGAAACGCTCAAGTTTGGAAAGCTGGAAGCACCTATACTTCCTATGGTGGGGCTAGTTCGTTAAACATTTACAACAGCAACGGTAAAATAGCATTCCACCCCAGCGGCAACGAGAACGAGGTTGTTATAAATACTGATGGTGATGTAGATATAGCTCAAAGACTTGGAGTGGGCGGCGCACACAGCGGCAGCTACCAGTTGTATGTTAATGGGCCATCTTATTTTACGGCGAGCGGATCGAGTTATGCTGGGCATTTCAAATCCACTCAAGCATCCACACCCTATGGTATCTGGAGCGAAGAACCGTCTGGGGCAACTCCTGGGTATCCGCTCCTCTATATTTCAAATAGCGGGGGGAGTAGTGCCTATTTCCGCGTTGATAGTGGCGGGTCTGTTAATATCGGTTCAAGTAAATTAAAGATAGGTGGATCATCTGGAAGCGACGGTCAGGTGCTAACTACCAATGGCAGCGGAGGTATTAGTTGGACTACGGTAAGCGGCAGCGGCAGCGGGACTGTTAGTAGCTCCACAACAACGTCAGGAACAACGAGCGGCGAAGTAGCCATTTACACAGCAGATACTACGGTTAAACAAGCGGGTGGACTTATTTACAACGGAAGTGATGATTCGTTAACTATCGGGCATACTTCTAGTAACACAACAGCGCGGCTCAATGTGGTCAGCAGCGGCAGCGGATCAGATTATGTTGCTGGAGATGTCTACATTCAAAACAGAATAGGAGTAGGGAGCAATCCTAGCTCTTCATACACAGCATTTTTTGGTGGTAACATTTATGCTAACGGCGATGTAGGCGGCTACAGTAAATCGTTTAGAATACCTCATCCTACCAAAGAGGGAATGAACCTTCGCCACTCTTCGCTAGAAGGGCCAGAGATTGGGGTTTATCAGCGAGGTGAAATTCAAGGCGATACTATTTTGCTTCCAGACTACTGGGTTGGGTTGGTCAGGGACGGCACGGTAACGGTGCAGTTAACACCTAAAGGTTCTTACCAAAAACTGTTTGTAATTTCTGCTAGTAATATAGAGATAAAAATAGGCGAGGCAGATGGAAACGCTATAGACTGCTACTTCACAGTTTACGGAGAGCGAGCAGACATTGATAGCTATGACGTAGAGTACGAGGGGGAAATATAATGGAAACAAATTTAGTCCAGCAACTTAGCGACCCAGCGGTATTGGAGACTGCGGGTAAAGCGATACTATCAGATTGGGTATGGCTGTTTGTTGCTGGCGTAGCGGTGCTGCTGTTTCGAGAGATCATTCAAGAGTTTGCGGCAGGGTTAAGCGTTTGCTTTTCAAAACAATGGGCCGTTGACGAGATCGTTTTTCTGAATGGCAGACAGGCGAGGATTGCACGGATCGGGCTGCGCGAAACGGTTTTTTACCTCCAAGATCGCGGAACTACCATGAGAATCAAGAACACCAATCTTGGGGATTTAACGTGCGAAAAAGTGCTGGCAAACCATCAGCCAGAGTATCTGCCGAAAGGTAACGAGAAAGGCCCGATGAAGGTTATGCTTGTAGAGGAAGAACCAAAACCAAGGACGAGAAAATGAAAAGATGGATTACAATAATAGCACTCAGCATATTCAGCATTCTGGTGGGTAGTGGGTGTCAGAACATAAAAACTTTGGAAATAGATTTTGGGGGATTGGACGTAGAGTATTTTCCTACGCATCCATCACAGGAGGAGAAAAGCATTTTTGATTTTGGCAGCAGAACAGAGGACTTAGTAGTGCCAGCAAACTGGGACGGCCCTTTGCTAATGCCCATGACGAGAGATAAATAATTATGGCTAACACCTATAAATGCGTAAGGTTTGAACCGATGTGTTCATGCGATGACAACAGCAAAGTCTGTTCTGTTGTGATCGGCTTAACCGCAACAGACGAAACAGGTAAACACAGCGGTTATACGGACGGTGTTCACCACTACGACGAGGACAACAGGCCCACGTTGGACGAGGTGAAGTCAGGTGCATCTGCGTTGGTATCTCAGTTTGCTGCCAACCAAGGGTTCATTGCCCAGTTGGACAGTCAGATTGAAGCCAGCAAACTGCGGGATGTTCCGCCCGAAGATTTTGAGGCTCCAGAGATCACCGTTGATACTTCGGTGGCAGCAGAGGAGGGCAGCCCAGCTAACCCAGCAACGGAGGAAGAAGCTCCAGCGGAGGAATCTAGCGAGGAGGAAGAGTCCAGCGAGGAAGAGTCTAACGGTGGCGAGTAAATGTACCAACAAGGATTGCTTTGATGATACTTGCAAGGGCGAGTGTCAGGAAAAATAGTATCACGGGTTGCAGTACAGTATGCTTGTACTCGCAGTAGGTTTTATATAAAATATCCCTGCTTATGGACGAAAAAGATAAGTTCCAAGAGGCGCAACAACAGTTGCAAATATTGTTCAACGCGTCACAGATGGCATCACTACCAGCTAGAGACCATCAAGCCATTCAACAGTCTGCTCAATCATTAGCTGATTTCATAAACAGCTTAAATCCTAACGGAGAAAACGACGGCGGCGGAATCCCCGCGATGCCTGAAGTTATAGACGCTGAATAAGCATCGTGCCTACACCCCTAGAGCTAGAAATGAACAATGAGTTTCGACGATATAAAGATAATTGGAGCAAGTGTTCTAGGGGTGGGCAATCATTTTGTAGAGCATATTGATATAGGTGTTAAGCTGACTATTAGTTGTGTCATGCTCACCTATGTCAGTATCAAGTTAGTTAGATTGATAAAAAACAAAGAGTAAAATGTTTAAGTCAAAAACCATTATAACAGGAGTCGCGGCAATTTTATCTGCGGCTGGAGCCTACCTTTCTGGGGAGATCGAGCTTAGTGCCGCCCTGAACATCGGGGTGACAAGTCTTCTTGCAATCTTCCTTCGTCACGGAGTGAAGAAAAGCGAGGAGGCAGCTAAAGCTACTTCTGCTGAGTGAGCGTTCTGTTAGCCATACTAAGGGCTATACCAGTCCTGCGAAGTCTGGCTGACCAGATTGAGGATGTAATTAGAAAATCAGAAGCACAGAGTAGGCGTGAAGACAAAATGGACTACATTGATTCGGCTATCGCTGATGCTCTCTGTCACCCTCATGAGCGGGTGCGTGACGAGGAAACTGAATACGTCGAAGACTCTGATCGAGGTACATCCTAAAGGATTTAAAGACGCAGTTAACGCAAGCCCTGAGTCGCGCCTTTTCGTTAAGGATGCGCTCAGGGTTATTGTTAATTTAGAATACGAAATAGAAAGAGGAGATTGATATGCCATCACCAAGTAAGCCAAGTGATTTTTCAAACCTAGTACTAACCTCGTCGTCAACTTTGTGCGACAGGTTCAAAGCCGTTCTACTTACTTTGCCGAGTAAGATTTATGACTTAGCTAATTATTTACTAGATGCAGACGGGAACCCGTCAAAGACATTTGCTAAAGACTTAGCATCTAATACTGGTATATGGAGCATTGGAGATGTTAAGTCATCTTTAAACTCTGCTACTCCTGATGGATGGGTTGAGTGCAATGGAGCGGCCATAAGCAGGACAACCTATTCAGATTTGTATACTGTTATTTCAACAACATACGGGGATGGGGATGGCACTTCCACATTTAATGTGCCAGACATGAGAGCTAGGGCTCTTATTGGAAGAAATGAGTCTGCTAATCAAGTGTCAGGACTTAACTCATATTCTCTTGGAAGTGAGGTTGGCTCTGAAACGGTTCAGCTTTCGGTGAGACACTTACCAAAGCACAACCATGTCGCTTCTGGTGCGGTAGGTAAGAAGGTTTGGCATGACGAGCAGACAGGTCTTGCTAATTTTATGCGTAGCAACCATTTCGGAGAAGATGATGCTGATGCTGGGGTGTCTTACGTTGAACAATTGTTTGAGGAAGTTGGTGAGGATGATCCTGTTCCAATTGTTCAGCCTTCTCTTGTATGCAGGTTTTTAATTTATACGGGTTACTTCCCATCATAAAATGCCAAGGCTACCTAAGTTCAAAGATTATCACATAAGCCCATTAACTGGGCCCATGAACTCTTTGACTCCGCTTGATTTGCTAAACGACAAACAGTTTAGGTATATTAAGAACTTTAGGGTAGATGGTGCAGGCAGGTTAAAGAGAGCAGGAGGTTTCAAGGCATTATTTGATGACGGAAACTATAATGTTGGCGGCACAATAAAAAACAACAGCGATCTTCATGATCAACTTGGATCAAAGCAAACTCCAACAAATACAGTCAGAGAGCCTATTACCCTCCTGTTTGAATTTGAAAGCGGCAATGGATCGAGGAAGCTGATTGCTGCTACTAAAAGCAGAATCTATGCGTTAAACCAAAGGTCTCGTAATTGGATACTTATTGGAGACAACGGCGGGAGTGGGTACGCTATGGGAACATCTGCTTCTTATAGCTCTATTAAATTTAAAGCCGCACAGTTAGGCAACAATATTGTTTTTACAAACAACTATGATCAGCCACTAAACTGGTTCTTTGATTCAAAGCCAGATAGGGCAGACAAGAATTTAGCTATTACAATACCAGACTTGGTTAAGCTAAAGATAACCAAGGCTGCTCACTTATCTGAATATAAGGGCTTCATGTTCTTAGGGGACTTGGAAGAGTCATCAACTCAACAGGTGTCAAAGGTTCAATGGTCTGACTATGTAGACGCTACAAGCTATTATCCTTCCTTGGCCTCTCTTGCAGGCCAGCAAACTGTAGGTGACATAGGTGAGCGTATTATTGGAATGGCCGTTCTCGGTGATCACCTAATGATTTACAAAGAGCGTAGCATTTGGAGATGTTCGCTTGTTAGCTCCTCAAACTTGTTTGTCTTTAAGCAGGTTTATCAAGGAGAGAACACCCCGTTTTACGAGGACACATTAATTAATACTGGGGATGCTCATTTTTATATGTCAGAAGCTGGCATATACAGAATGACCCTCGCTTCTCTCAGGCCTCAAAGAGTTGATTGGATGCACAACGCATCGGCTATTATATTTGAAGATGAGGTTATTAGTGCAGAGGACGGGACTGGCCCAAGGTTTGTGACTGGAGGTATAAAGAATTTAGATATTGAACAAGAGGGAACCATAGCTGCTGTGGCAGCATGTTCAAGTAGGCCTCCTCAAATTACAGCACACCCCACCAATTTAACAATCAATGCGAACCCGTGTAGTGCAAGTTACACGGCTTCCACATCACTTACCGTTCATGCAACAGGAAGGGAGCCTTTCTCTTATCAATGGCAAGAGAAGCTGGTTAGTGCAAGCACATGGTCGGATATATCTGGAGAGCAATCTTCCGTTTTTAAAATAACCAATCCTAGTGCGCCAGATCATTACAACAAACAATACAGAGTAGGAGTAAACAACGCTGATAGAACCCCAGCAGAAGGGCCAGTATATAGTAACGCTGCATCAGTTACATTAGCTGGGTTTAGTTCAGTTCCTAGCTTTATACAGCACCCCTCAGATGTAACGGCCAGCATTGGTGATGATGTTACTTTTGAGGTGAGGTATTGCACTTCTATCACTGCCTCAAAATGGAGGAAGGATTCAGATGGGTCAGGGTCTGGGCCAACAGACATATCTCATAATGGAACAAAGTACATAGTGGAGACGGGATTAGTTCCTCCTATTGGGGATGCAAGCGGCTATTACTTTAGTAAGTTAACGGTTAAAAATGTTCAATTAACAGACGGTAACGACGACAGTAATACATATTCTTTTCAAGCAACCAACCCGTCTGGAACTACGAATAGTAACACAGCTAGTATTATTATACCCACAACAACTGTTACACTTGAATCTGAAGGAGATGATTTTTACCCAGTATTTTCTGACGATTATGTTGGAAGGGATTTTATAACTAGGTATGCCAGTGATGGGTCTAGATATTATGAGGAAACATTTTCCCCCGGCAATATGAGGGGGGGAGATGGTGATGAGACATATGGGGAATCTTACTACGGACACCTATCCCCTAAACCATTTAGGTCTTCAGTGGAAAAAGGAGTGGATGGAAACGACTGGGGAGGAACAAAGCATGAATCTCATGCAGTTTGGTATAAGCCCTTTAAGTGGCTTGCATTAGGCGGAACCGCTCCTTACAGCTATGAAGTATACCGCTGTAACGACACAGAAGGAATTAAGACAGCAGAGGCTAAAGCCCTCCCTTCAAATCCTAACGATATAATAACTCTTTCTGTTGAGAGAACACACATGACTCTTTCTGTGGGAGATATAATTAAATTTAACGCTTCAGGAGGGACGGCGGTATTTACATTAACCCAGCAAGCTAAGTTTAGGTCTAACACGCTAACTGGCAAGTTAACAGGCGCAGCACTTCAAGACGATTTGGTGAGTATTAGGCACTGGAATGAGAATGACCAGCCTGTCACGGACTTCAAAGACAACACATGTGATTTAACAGCGCATACAGTAACGGGTTGTAACACTTCAGCAAACACTTCTGCTAAAACCACAACAGTAACTGGGTTTAGCAATAGCAATGTAGCTGCTGGCCAAATTGTGACAGGAACAGGAGTTCCTTCTCATACTTATGTGTTGGCAAGCCCAGCGCCTACATCATCAACTTGCACTTTAAATAGGGCTGTTACATCCAACGAATCAAATACCACCTTGGTGTTTGGCACTAACGAGATAACATGCAACTCAAACAAGTATATTGAAGTAGGGCAGAAGGTGTCTGGAAGTGGTATACCAAAAGGAGCAACGGTTAAAACTATTGACACCGATAGAGCGGTAACATCTTTTACTATAAGTTATCCAGTATCTTCGTCAGCAAATAATGTAGAGTTAACATTCGAGCCTAAATTAGTTAAATACCATTATGCCCATGTTAGTAAAACTAAAGAAGATACGGATACCGTTGATCTCTCGTTTAGGGTAACTGGGACAACAGGTGGGGGGAGTGGCAGTGGGTTTCGTTATCCCGTATCTACTGGTTGGAAGTGCAACGGCAACACTTCTGATGCAATCGGAAAACTACAATGTCATTTTAATGTGGGGTATGAGTCTATGTTTAGGGTTAAGGTTACAGATAGCTCATCTTCTCCAGTGTCTTCGTTTTCAGATTACAAGTGGATTAACAGGTATCCTTCAAGTGATCTTTGATAAAAATGGCTGAGAATAGACATAAGATACCAGTAGCTGGATATAACCCAAGAACAAAGGAGTTGTTCTTTTCTTGGCGTTCTGATGAGACAGGGAGCAGTGACGCGCCTGATCGCACATTGGTCTACAACCTAGAGTTTGGTCATGCTAGTTATATGGATCATGGTTTCACAGCTATGGTCAACTATCAGTCTTATAACCAGATGTCTCTTAGAGATTTCTTGGTTGAGACTATTGTTGATAGCCATGATGTAAGTATCTGTAACTGCGATGATTCTCTTAGCGATATAATGCAAGGTGATCCCTATGTAGTTGGGAGAACAGGTAGTACCAGCGAGTTTCCGAGTTTGATAAACTCAACAGAGAACACTTCTTTAAGCACGGATGCTAATAGTCTTTGCGGAAAGCTGGGCAACATGAGGTTTGAACACTTCTGCGAAGACGGGACAGAGGGCAGCACGTTTGTCATGGCTAGTTCTAACGACAAGTGCTTAAAGCAATACGAAGAAGATTACTATAAGCGCGATATTTACAACGGCAGTTCATACACATCTTCGGGGTATCAAAGTAAGCTTGAGTCAGGTGCTTTGAGCTTTAATACAGATGACGAGAAGATGTTGCAACGTGTGACCTTGGAGTACTCAGGCACAAACGACACGGCTGTTACAGCCACAATGAAATTTGGAAAAGCCAACCAACCTGATCAATTATTATCTGGGATTAACTACACGGAGTTGAGTGGCACTCAAGTATTGGATGACCAATCTTCTGCAACCAACTCAAACATTGTAAACAATAATATCAACCCAGATGATAAGGCATACTTTAATAATATTACTAGGGGCAGATACCTTGGTTATCAATTAAAGTTGACGGGTGATGGCCCAGCTACCGTAACCAGACTCACGTTGAGTCTTAGAAAGGCAGAGAAATAATGGCAGACGCTAGTGAGCAAATAGCACGCATGGCACTAGATAGTTCTGCTATTATAGAAACAAGTGGCATTGAGCCGCCTAAAATGCCTGAAGAAGTTTTAACTAGGTTTCCTAGTATGGTAAAATATCAGGAAGAACTAACAGAATACTTTGATGGGCTGGAGAGTTATTTTACTTCCCAGCTTATAGCAATTAAACAGGAGAACGACTAAGGAAAATTATTATGAGTGTAGGGCCAAGCCAAGTAGCAGGAATAGCAAAAGGAGTGGGCGGTCTTGTCGACGGTCTTTTTGGGAAAACTAAAACAAAGATAAAACGTAAGCCAAAGACAGCCGCGATTGGTGCTGCACTTGATGTAGACCAGAAGAACTTGAAGGGTGACATGGCCCAGCTTAGAGAGGCAGGACAGGCCGCTTATGGCAATGTTGCATCTCAAGCCGCCCAGTTGCCTGACATGTATCGAGCGGGATTGTCTACCTTTGATCAGTTCTCTCCAGAGGGAAGACAGTTTAGGCGAAGCGACCAAGCTATAACAAGATACGGAGATGCTTTAAGAGCAGCCAACCAAGATTCTATGGATGCTGTTGGTAGAAGGTTCAACCAGCAACAAGCATTAATGGGAGCAGGTGGGGGCATGAGCCCATTCCTGCAAATGGCATATGCTAATCAGCTAGGTCAGATGAACCGAGGTGTTGCTGCTCAGGAAGGCGGAATGAAGCTAGACAATATCAGACGCTTTCAGGACATAGGATTAAGTATGCCTGAAAGAGGGTTTGGTCTATTTGGCAGGCTGGGTTCCGCTTCATTAATTCCGATGGGTATGCTTACAGCGCAGAATCAAGCTAACAATGCTCGCCTTATGGGTGCTTTAAATGCAGAGAGCGCAGGAACAAACACGATAGTGGAGAAGAAGGATAACTTTGCTAGGAAGTTTGCTAAGGGTTTAGGTGCTGGCGGGGATGCTGTGCAGGGTATGCAAAACCAAGGAAACCAACGAGCACTTACCAATGCTTACTTACAAGACTCAGATTATGAGCCGATACAAGACTCATGGAGAAACTTATTCAAAGGCCCAGAGTTAATTAAAACAAATCCAGATCAATAACACAATGGCTACTTTTTACATAGACAACACGACTCCTCAACCACAGGTAGCTCCTGCTTCTAGTGCTGGTGGTAATTTCTTATCTGGGCTATCTCAGCTTGCTGAAGCAAAACAGCGCGGCAGGTACTATGACTATCTGGCAGATGCACAGAAACAGAAGATCAGGCAAGATGAAGATAATACTCAAAAAGCAGCGTTAGCTCAGGATGCGGCAAATAAAATACTGAAGAAAAACTTTGACAATAATTACAGAAATCTCGCTTCAGTCAGGGCGGAACTAGCAAAAACGATAAAACTACTTGATAACACTATTGGGCCTAACTCAAATGCACAGGTCAATATTATACCTGAAGGTTTCTCTGTTGAACAAAGAATTGAGATGTATGATAAATATCTTAATTCAAGCGACGCTCGGTCTAAGCTACAGCAAAGGCTGCTTCTTCCAAATGCTAATCAAGATGATCTAAAAATTAACAATTCTATTAACAGGATAATAGGTGATGCTTTAAATTTAAAAACTATTTCTGATAAACGAAAAAATATATTGCAAGATCTAACCAAAGAGGGAAGTCAGGTTAGAATGTTTAGGAATGAAAATGGTGTGACTGATTTTGAGTTTGTACCAAGAAACGATATTATCAAATATTATAGCACAAGATATGGAAAAGATTTTCAAACTGGCAATCCATTAGATGCACGCTCTGAAGCACCAGCACCAGCAGTGGAAGCTGAACCTCAGAGTTTAAGCGAAGTAGCTAGAAGGCAGGCTACATTAACAAGTCCTGAGTATGTTACCAATGTAGGGCCAGCCGTAGGTGGGCCGATCCTGCCACCAGTTGAGCCTGCACAGCCTGTTGTTACTGAGCCAGCCCCAGCAGCACTAACCCAGCCTCCTGTTGTTCCTGCGCCAGCACCACAGGCAATGCCGATGAAGGCTCCTGCTGCAATTCCTGTTCAACAAGTTGCACCAACACCTGCTCCAGCACCTGCACCCGTTGCCGATGTCCCTCAAGTATTGAGCGAAGGAATGCCATACAACGATATTATTGAAAACATAAGGCAAAGAGGTTTTGACCCATACTCAGGAATAGGAGCCAGAATGTATGAAGACATGTCTAGAAATCGACTGTCTAACATGTTTCAAACTGAACCAACTTTTTTAAGGGGAGCTAATTCAGCAATGGCTCCAGAGCTTGTTGAATACTTAAATGAATATGCCCCTCCTCCTCCAGTGCAAGTGCCAATAAGCGCATTTCCTGGCCCTAGAGAAGCAGTAAAAAAAGAGTATGAATTCAACCCCGCTACAAATAATGTTTCTGTTCCAGTAACTTACAACCCATTAGATAAATTGTCAGTTGAGGATGCCGCTAGGATTGTTAGGCAAGTTGAAAGAGGAGATATCCCTATGCCTCCTTTTGAATTGCAAGCTTTGCGAGATATTCTGGCAGCGGAGTCTTCTGAGTTTAATCCTTTGCGAGATAGGCCTGAACGTATATTTGATCGCAGGTCTGTTGAATCACCTCCTCCACTTCCTGTTGATCAACCAGCACAGCTAGTACCTTTAAATCCTGTTGGTGCTCAAGGCAATACGCCTATGCGCCTTGATCAGTTATCACCATTAATGAACGAGTAATATGTCTGAAGATTTTGTGATGCCCCCTGATCCATTTTTGGATGGGTTAGACTATAGTGGCCCAGATACTTCTGGGCCATTTAACCTTAGTGACCTGAACACTCAGCAAACCAAGCCTGCCGCTCCTGCGTTGCCTTACGACGAACGATTAGCGCAATACCAAGAGCAAGGAGGGACTAGCTCTACAAATCCACTTGTTCGAGGGGCAAGACGAGGTTTCTTAACTGGGTTCGCTTCTGATCTTGGCTTCTTAGAAACCGCTTCAGACATTGTTGGAGATGTAGGTAAAGACAAATTCAAGAGTGGTGGTGATTTCCTGACTGAACTAGCGAACGAAGTTCCTCGCAGGCAACTTAACGAGATAGAAGATTTCGGGGATGCGCTGGATTACTTTGGCCAAGCAGTTGGAGAGGTCTTTGGGCAAATAGGATCAATCATACCTACCGCAATAGCAACAGGAGGAACTGGTGCTGTGGCAAGAGTTCTGGGTAAAGAAACTTTAAAAGGTGCAGGTAAAAGGGCAGCGGCAAAAAGAGGGGCTGCTGCTGTTGGGGCGTTTGTTGGCAGGTCATCCATGATAAGAGGGATAGGTGGAACCTATCGAGGTGTAAGGGAAGACACAGGTGTTGAGTCTCCTTTCTTAGCTGTTCCTTTTGGTGTTGCTTCAGGTATGGCTGAAAGATTTGGATTAGGTAAAACATTCGAATCATTCTTTGAAGCGTTACCAAGAACTTCAAAAGAGCTTTTATGGAAACAGGTTTTAAGCAGTGGTATGAAGGCTGCTGGTCGATCTGCTATAGTTGAAGGCGGTACTGAAGCTATTCAGGAATCATTGCAGCTAACAGCCAGTAAACTTGCCGATAACACTTTTGATCTTGTTAACGGTAATAACCTATGGCGAGTTGCTGATGCTGCCGTTACTGGGGCTCTTGGTGCTGTACCTTTAGGGGCGGCAGGTGGTGCAGGTAACTACATTAGCAGCACTCCTTCCCAAGAGACTGACAATAATCTAACAACAACTGTTAACTCTAGAGTTGATAAAACCATACCTGACAAGAGGCTTACAAAACAAGTAAGCATGACTCTGTTCAGGGGGATGCAGGAGAAGCTTAGCAGGCTTGAATCTAATCTGACTGATCCAGAGTTCATCCCAACCGATCAAGACATACAAGAGCTTGAGAGTGCTACCAATGCAATACCTAACTATGGGGTTATGTCTGAAAGCCAGAAGCAGGGTTTGCTTAACGTAGCTAACTCAACTCTGGATCAGTATCGGGAAAGGGCTAAGTCAGTTAAGGTTGAAGAGGAAGCGGCGCAAGCTGAACAGCAATCTGAAATACAAATTGCTGCACGCAAGAATCGTGAAGCAGCAGAACAGCAGGCAATGCCTCAAGGAGTTCTTCCAGAAGGCGTAACTAGAGAAGTAATTCTTCCTGAGTCTGACGCTCCTTACAACAAACCTGAAAACACATTTGTTAAAAATCAGTCTTACGAGCACGCATTAGAAAGTGGTGAAATTGTAGTTGCTCGAATCACAGATGCTAGGAATGGAAGGGTAAGAGAAGCAGTATTAGATAGTGACGATACAATACCCCTGATAACTACATTTAACAACAAGACATTCGATCTACATAGCGAAGATGAAATTAAAAGAGCGGCTATCTTAAAAGATAAAAACAAGTTTGGCGGAGTAGATTCATCGGTCAGGATTGCGGATAACAATAATTTTATCGCTCAGCAACAGGAAAAGAATGTCCGAGCACAACAAATAAGAGAACAGAACGAGAAGATCGCACAAGGCGATCCATTGAAAATTAAAGGGACACGTACACGCAGGGCAAGAAGGGTAAATATACCAAAGGGCCAAAAGGTAACGACAAAGACAACAACGACATACACACCTGCTGAGCCCAAAACTATATCTGGTGTAAGTGCTCGCCAAGCAAACAGAACAAATGCCGCGAACAAAGAAAAAACACTGAACGAATCAACTTATGTTCGTGTTAAAAAACAAGGAGCCAAGAGGGTTGTAGGTAAACTTCAAAACGTAAAGGTCATTGATCCAGATGCACCAAACCAGCAGTTTGAAGCAGAGGTTTTGTTAAAGAATGGGAAAAAGGAGCCCATTATAATTACATCTGTAGGGAAGGGTCAGTTCACCACTCAAGCTTCTATGGGATCAGTTGAGCTTATTGCGAACAAGGGTAAGCTAACCAAAGATCAAGAAACAGAGGTGTCAGGCAAAGAACAGTTTGCAACACCAGAGCCTACAGCAACACCAAAGCCAAGGGCTACTGTCGAAACAAAACCATTTGACCCACGGCCTACTACACGAACTAATAAGTCACTCACTCAGCCGCAAGAAACAAAGAAGGTTAGTTTAACTAAGCAGCAAACAAAGAAAGACAAGCCTGATCAGGAGACAAAGCCTGAGACTGAAACAACAACAGAAGTTGCAGGAAGAGAAATAAAAGATGACAACGCGTTTAAATCTTCACTAGATGAAGCACAAGAGCAGTGGGAGTCTGGACTGGATGAGGTGTTATCTTTTGAGCAGTTTGTTTTTAAGTCGTTTCAGCTTTTACGACTTCAAGTGTTACGCGCTGCGGCTTACATACACCAACTGTATTTAGACAACAAAATATCATCAGACTTTAATAAAAACTCACGGGGATACAAAGCTAGGCGAAAGGAATTTGTAGATAAACATCTTAAAGAAATAGAAGCGAGCGCACAAAGAGATGAAGTGTACACGCATCTTCCCTCTATGACTGAAGACGGTAAGCAATTCTTAGAGGGACTTTTTGATGCTGCTGTTGAAAAGTATAGCAAGGTAGATAAAAATAAACTTAATCAAAATGCCCGTAAAGAATTAGAGGACTCAATACAAAACCCTGAGTATATAAAGAACTTCATAGACACTCCAATAAAAGAGGATGGAGATTCAGAGAGAACTGTTATTCTAGCAAATAGCAAAGTTTTTCAAGGTGAGCTTGGGTTCCAAATAGAAAACTTAAAGCTTTATAACGACGACCTCCAAGACTTTCAGCCTGTCGTAGACTTTGCAATGAGCAGGAAAAAGCCTGTTGTGTCAATTAAAGTATTAGGGCCAAGCACTGATGCCGTGGCTTACACTTTAAGAGAAGACTTGCTTGATCAAGTTAGACTTCAAAAAAGTGTAGTGCGAAAAGGAACTGCCGTTTACGCGCACATTCCTGAATCATTGTTCGTGGATAGTAAGGGAAACTTTCAGTTTGATAACTGGACTGTCAATAAGAAGAAAGCTCCAGCCAGATTTATAAAAGATATAAGTTGGATCGGACTTGAATCTGACGAGCTAATAGGCCTTATCTCTGAAAGGTCTAAAGGCACTGAACTTGAGTCGTTACTTAATAGTGAGCGAGGTGCTTCTATTCTAGGAAGCAGGGTTGAAGTTGCTGGGATAATAGGTTCTGGCCTCAGACTCGCTAAAGACGGGAAGAGATATACTCCTGTCTCTGATCAGGGAAAGATCGCCAAAGAGAAGCTTGCTGAAAAGGATGACGCTAAACTGGCTAATCTTAACTCAGATCAATTAGTAGAAAACTTAAAGTATGCCATCGACATACACCTAGACCATTTCAACTCTTTAACCAGTAAACAGATTAATGAATCAGATCGAAGTGCGTTAGAGTTAAAGAGGTTAAATATTTATAGGCGCAAGTTAAACCAAGCTATCGAGGGGAACCTTCCTCAGACAATCAATCTATATAAACTTGATGGTGACTTCAAAAACACAAACAAGTTTTATGTCCAAGCCGTTGACAGGACTGGTCGTGTCATAAAGCAAAGAAGGCAAAGCCTGACTGATGAAGTAAAGAAAGAGGCTAAAAAAGATTTAGTCAGGATCGACAACAGAATTAAAGAGCTTAAGTCAGCGAAAATTTCTGACGACACCAAGATGATAAACTTGGTTGCAGGCAGGCTTTCAGGGATTGAAGATAGATATGACTGGCCTTTGGATTACGTCATAAAAAAGCTAACAAGCATTGATAGTTATTTTGAAGAAGGCGGGGATATTAATGATGCCTTTGAAGTTATATATGCGTACACGGCCTTAGCCGAACAAGAAAAGTTTAGGTTCCTTGAGGAAAACAGAACTTCTTTACCAAGTGAAACTGCTGAAGAGTATGACGCACTGTCTGATCTTGAGGGTAAAATATCTCAGACTTCTGTAGAAGAAGACACGGGTATTACAACTGAAGAGGAGCAGGCTGGAGATGCTGTAATTGCACGGGAGAGAATTGAAGAGCTCAACAAGTTCATTGAAGGTAGGTTTGAAGAGACCACAGATATTGGGAGAGCGAGTAGAAAGTTTAGGGACGCTAGGAAGAAGCTGCTTGATCTCTTGCAAAGCGAGGATGAAAACGATCCTAAATTCAACGAGAAGGTAACTGTCGCTCAAACAGAGATATTGGAATCTATGAACTACTTCTTGGAGTCAAAGGGAACAGACTTCATTGAAGGTAATACAAATCTATCTGTCGAGTTATTCAACCTGTTCCTTGATGTTAAGAAGGAAAACATAGCCAATCTAGATGCACTGTCTATATACGAGTCTAAGCAGAAGAAAATAGATAGGCAGGTCAACCTGCTTAACATTGCTAAAAAAGATTTAGATGAGAAGGGCGGCATTCAACAGTCATTCATTAGGTCTATTGAAGACATCGTTGCTCCTATAAGGAGGAACTTCAAAGAAAGAATGCAGTCGGAGATAGATCAGGTCTATGCAATCCCAGAGGAAAGAGAAGCATTAGAGGAGCAGGGCTTTGTAAACAAAAGCGAT